ATCGGTGTCATACGACGCTTATAAAGGTCCCAAATACGTGTTATAGATAATTGTTTAATCTCAAAAATATACTCAAGCCTTCTATAATCTTTAACTCCCGGCTGAGGTATAATCTGGTCTGCCCTACAAGTCTCAACTTTAACACGACCAGACCTTGCCCAAGACCTATCAAGACTATCCCACCAAATCTTAAACCAACTTGTACCATCAATATAAGTAGCACGCTCATTACTGTCATTCTCTTGTTTGGTCAATATCTGGTCTATCTCGAACTTTAAGTAGTTCTCAGTTATCTCAACAAGAGGTACATCCCACTTATATCTCGGTGTCATTTTCGGCATAGGTATAGTATTATCTATTTTACTCTCAACCATTTCATAACAAAGTTTACGCAATGACTTACTCTTACGTTTGCTCTCATTACCATCTTGGTCAAGTGCATTTAATACACCATAGTATGCCTTACGCCATTTATCAAGATTTTTAGGACTTGCTTCATCACTATTATCGTGGGCAGACTTCGCCAAAGAATAAAGTGCAATAAACTGTGTTACCAATTCTTGCTCCTTTGGCGTATTCACGTATCGCTCACCGGGCGACCACTGTAAATATAAATTTATTCTGTCTGCAATACCTGACATTCTTACCTCACTTTAACTATTCTATATAAAATATGAATAGATTATACACTATTTTGGACGGTTACGTTTGCTCTTTATTATCCAGTAGACTATCCACGTTAGACCAACAAAAGGCAAACTGATACCGACTATATAGCCCCACATGTGCATCATATTAACCTACCCTCTGCCATTCCTTTGGCGCACCGTGTATTCTTATATATTGCTCACGGTCTTTATCTTCTCGAAGGCTCTCATAGTCTTCCCACATATCTGGAAACCACTCACGATACTTCTCATGTTTACGCAAAGGTATCTTAACTTCACCTGTTATCAATTTTATTTTGCGTGTTACCTGTTGTGTCTGAGCATCAACCATATCATCACGACGACCAAATGGGAATTGACTGTGTTGCTTTATAAATTTCTGACGACCTGTGAGAACCTCTTGTGTATCCCACTCAATTTCTCTATTCTCTTCATCGGTAAAGTCAGGCACCTTATAATTACCTTGTGCGATGAAATTGCTTGTAGCCTGACCACGTGCAACTTTACCACCAAGAGGGTTAACAGCAACAATTGGCATACCTGCATCATCGTGCTGTAATGCAGATATAATCGCCGGACCATTTGCCTTATCCTCTATGATTAATTCATCAACAGGATACTCAGCATAAAGACTTTTAATCTTTGCCATCGTTTGAACAAAGTCCATACGTTTGTTGATTAACTTCCACAAATAAACATCACGACCTAATAAACCTGCTATCTCTATGCACACAAAGTCACTCAATTCTGTGTTCTTAAATGTAGCATCTACTGACATGCTGACATATTCCAAACGACGCCATAACTCATCACTTCTAACAAAGTGACCCCACCACTCTTCTCGGTAAAGTGAACCTTGTGCAACTGATGGTCTACCTTGATACAAACCATTCCAAGTACGTTCACCATCAGCTCGTATTACAAGAAGTTTCTTGCTCTTAAGCATCTCATTGGTGTTCATTATGGCTTGAGGAAGCAGATTTTCGTCATCGCCGAGATGTTTACCCATCAAGCTATCACCTATTTTACGCCCCAAGGGACAAGGACCTATTTTCGCCGCTTCTTCATCATACTCATAAGGTAAGTTTATTGTCTTCCAAATAAAGTCGCCCCAGTTATCTTGTATCCAACCTATACAGTCACCTTCTACCCAGCGAGTTTGTATAACAATTAGTTTCCCACCCGGGTGTATACGTGACTGGACGCTCGGCCCCATCTCATCGTGCAATTTGCCGAGTACTACTTCACTCTCTGCTTCAGCCCTATTCTTGATGGGGTCATCAATTATGAATAACTCTGCGCCATAACCAGTTATACCTGCTTTGAGACCACCTGCTCTACATGTACCACCTTCTGCCGTTTCCCACAATGCAACACCTTGCACCTTGTCATTTGGAAGCGATTTCGGCCAGACGTCTTGAACAAAGGTATTAAACTTATCTCTATTACGTCGTGAGAATGCTTCGGCAAATGTACTCTCGTATGATGCTATTATGACGTGATTGTGTGGCTCACGTCCCAAGAACCAGGCCGGTAAAGTCTCTGTTACCGTGAAACTTTTACCATGCCTGGGAGGAACGCTTAGGAGGAGTATATCCAAGGCTTTATGACTTGGCGTATCGAGGAATGTCTGTATCTCATTACAAAGATACCTGTGGAACTTAGTCATATAGAAGCGTGGATTTGCGTATTGGACAAAAGCTCCGTAATCTTTACGGAGCTCTCGTCTTTTTATTTCACCTTCTAAACTGTTCGGAATTGACATGTTGACCTACTTTGACACTCGCGGGCTCTCTTGCTTACTACGCTCAGGCGTTGTATTTGTAACATTCGGACTTTCTGTCGGAAGCTTCTTATCCATTCTGGTTACTTCACCACAATGCCTTTTATCTGTGTAAGGCGCATTACCGATTTTCTTCATCTTTACCTCCTAATCTAACTGCATAGTGCTGAACACACCACTGAATACAATATTTACTTTCAAATTTGCCGGTACAGTATATACACTACCAACGTCGTGTATACTATTGTCAAAATCACATTTCCAATAAAAATATGTGCCATTGCCAGTGAGTGTACCTTTATTCGGCAATGTTATGTTCTCACCACCGAAATAACCACCTATCGGATTAGCCCATAGAGGCGGATGTCCGCCAGTGGCCTGACCTGCGACAAAACTGATAAAGTGAGGATGCTCAAATGCCTGTTTCTGGTCACGAGCAAGCTGCGGCTCAAAACAATGATTATTCGGTTGACCCATACTGTGATAATGCGGACCCGGAAACTGACCGTCCTCATTGCCTATACTCTGTGGGTCTGCCGGTACGTGTTGTTCATTCTTTTCCTCATACCGTTGCGGACCATTGTCCTCAAGTCTTGCCGATTGTGCTTGCATGGTTTCTTCAAATAGACCCATTACTTACCTCCATCTTTGCCTTTCTCGGCTTCTTTCTTCGCTCTGAATGCAGCTGCTTTCGCCTCAGCTTCTAACTTCGCGATGTTCTCGGCATCAGTCTTAGCTTTTGCAGCTGCCTCAGCTTCTGCCTTAGCAAGCACTTCCGCTTCAGCTTTAGCTGCGGCTTCTTTCTCAGCTTCTGCCTTCTTTGCCTCTGCGGCTGCAAGTTTCTCAGCCTCTTTCGCAGCGAGAGCTTCTTCTTTCGCCTTCAATGCCGCTTCTTTCTCGGCTAATGCCTTCTCTTTATCACTCATCGCAGCTTCTTTCTTCTGCTTGAGCAACTCAGGACATACTTCACCAAGGCTATGTGGTGCACCACATACTCTACAAGTATACTTGTACATATTACTTCTTACCTCCTTTCCTGCTGTTGCTTTTCCCTGCTTTGCTGAGGGCTATCGCAACAGCCTGTTTTTGTGGTTTGCCGGCTTTCACTTCCGTCCTTATGTTCTCGGAGATTACCTTCCGACTTGACCCTTTCTTTAATGGCATGACTTTTATCCTCCTTCTGTTCTATTATACCAATTCTGCCAGTGGCATTACATTTACGACACTGGTATACATCATTAAAATAATCTTTGTGCATGAACATTATGAACCACTCATGCACGCATTTCTTATTTTTGGTCGCCATCACTCACCTGCTTCTTAGCCAATTGTGTCTTCGCATATGCCTCTACTTTATCAAACATACGCTGTACAAGGTTCTGTATCATTGTGCGAGTTATGAACAGACGTAGGTGCGGTGGTACAAGAGCATATAACTGGTCAACCGCATCCATCATCTTCTGCTTACCCTCTACCTCTAATTGCTCCGCATCAACAATAGCACCGTTTGCATACTTGCGAAGCTTACTATATGTAAGTGCAAGATGTACCGCAAAATATGCTATTGCTACAAGCAGAGATATTATCGGTGCATAAACTACATGCCAATTCATTTATACTTACTCCTTTTGCGTTTCTTACGCACCAGATGTTTGATGAGAAAATATAGACCTACACCTACACAATATACCGAAATGCCTACAATAACAAGAGTTTCACCTAACGCCATGCGTACCTCGATTTGTGGGCATTAATAGGACTATCAGTCGTCTTCACTATCTTCACCGGTCCCACTATCTGTATCAGAATTACCATTTCCTTCCTCCAGTAATTTTGTTTGCCGGTGTGTGTTTAGTGCTTCTTGCATTACCAACAGTTCATCATCGGCAAGGTTTTCATACGGGTTGTTGAGAGTGTGTGTATTTTTACTTTCGTCTATTGGTTTGGCACCCATTGTATCACGACGTGCGGTGTATGAGGCAGCATTATGGCGAGAGTAGTATGCCTGACACGCTTCCATCATTTCACCATCTGTGGGTAGTCTGGTGAGGTCTGCTTCTTTAAGTTCTTCAACGAGTTGGTCGTATATCGCTATTTCTATTTGACTTTGTGGTGATACATTACCATCTTTGTCGGTGATGGGAATAGGTCGTTTTACAGGCTTGGTGAAACGGTCGAGAACGTTCTCTGCCCACATCGCTCGTGCATGTGTCGGCTTTTTGAATAGTGTCTCAAATTCTCGTTGCTCACGTTTTTGCTTAGTTGTTAGATTTGTTTCCATAACACTTCTTATTCTATATTTTCAAAAAATTTATTATTCACCTTATTATTGGCAGTTTGCTTATTTTGGTTGGGGTTTAATATCTTTCAAAGTCGGTCTCGCATGCGCGCATGCCTGTGTGATTATAAGGTTAATTGACTATTAAACATTTCTGTGATGACACTGAGTGCGTGTGAAGTATAGTAACCGGCTATCAACTCCGGACCATTCCCACTTTTCTTAATATATTTCAAAAGTATTATATTGAGGACCTCAACCGATTAGAGTTGAAAAATTAAGTCCTCACGAGGTAAATATGAATAGGTTAGAAAAGTTGAACGAGACGTCGTATCTTTTGACGACTGAGGATGGACAAGAGTTCAAAGTCGGTACTTGGTACGAAAAGTCAAAAGACAAGACTTGGGTAAAACTGCCCAAAGACAATCCGTCCGGTCGTGAGTATATCTCTACCGAAAAGTTTGTCAATACCGACCAAATCGAGTTCGAGACTAAGACTTCGGGTCCCCGGGTTCTGACCGGTGGAGGTTGGAGGTCAAGACTGACGACCGACGAGTTGTCTGAATTAACCGAATTAGAGGTCCGGATTGAGGAATTGAAAAATATCGGTATGACTAGAGAGGTCCCGAAAGTTGACCCGAATTCCATTGAGGGAATTGAGTTACAGATTAAGAAGTTGACCGAAAGGTTGAATAAAAAGAATGGAGGTAAATAATATGAAATGCCCCAAATGTGGTTGTGAAATGGACCTTATGACGAATTGGACCGGTGAGGAATGGTATGAATGTCCAGAATGTCACGAAGGATACAGAGAATTTGAATAGTCGAAACAGGTCAGAGATGACCTGTCTGGTAGAGTTAGTCGTCTACCACTGATGAGACAGACTATGAGAGGTATAATATGTCGGTAATTCAAGAAGCCAATGAACTCATTATGATGGGTAGGTCTATCAGTAATGCCGGTTACTTTATGAAACGAGTTGACCGTGAGTGTCGTGAAGCCCAAAAATATGTGGACAAACACAATATGAAATTGTTTAAACAACGAGACGAACAGAAGTCTATCATTGAGTTGGAGACTGAGTTAGAACGACTTACGAAATTGTTGAAGTCGAAACAAAGTGAGGTTTAACCTGTCAGTCGACCCGGGTTATGAATGTATATTCTGACCCGGGTCTTAAACTAAAGACTTAAAGTTGTTATGGCACTTGGTCGATAGGTTGATTACAAAGTTGAGATTTTACCATTTAGGTGGTTAATCGAATTATGACTTTTGGTAGAACAATGGTGAATTCGTCTTTGGAATGACTTATTTGCATTTCATTTCAATGATTTTCTATTCTCTCTGGAAAAATTAAAAAGGGAGCCCCCTTGAAATTGCAGTAAGCTTATTTTCTAATATATAATTCTATTCTCTCTAACCTCAAAATCTTTATATTTTACTATATATTATATATTAGAAAGACTTTTTATATTATATTAGAAAAATATTAGAGCTTGCTATTTTTTTGGGGGGGCTCCCTAAAATATTTTTTCCCTATGAGATATGAAATCGTTGAAATGAAATGCAATTAAAGTCATCAATAATAAAATATGAAGTCTATCAGATTTAGTGAAATAGTTGGTGCAATTCCAACAGACTTC